TGCATCATAAGGTGTTCCTAGTGTTATAACAAATTTGTCATCAACGTTTGCTCCAGTAGCGGCAACACGTAATCCATTGACATATACATCAAAACTTGTTACAGTTTCGTCTCCAATTCTATCGCCTAGTGAACTTTTTGCAATTGTATAATCGATATCTGTGTTGATTTTGTTGCTACTGTATGTTGCATTAAATGTTCTATCTACACGGAAACCCAATGGCCCTAGCAACAATATTCTTGTACCTACTGATTTAACACTACTAGGATTGAATTCAATTGGATTAACAATATAATCTATTGTACCATCTGTTTTTGTAGGACCTTCGATTAATGTGTTACTTGGTAAAGTATCAGCGTCCCAATCTATATCTATATAAGTAGGATCTCCATTTCTAACCACGAAGGTTCCTACTATTTCACCCGGTAATTCTGTCCTACGTATTCTCAGTTGACTAATACCAGGTTGATATTTTGCTGGTAATTCTGCTTCTAAAATATTAAGCCAGGTAATTTCTCCAATTCTTAGTTTTCCGTTTAGTGCTAGTTGCCCAGTTTCTTCTTGCACAATTAAATCAAAATTCCTATAACTTGTTACAACTGGATTTAAGTTATCTAAGCGACTGTTAGGACCAATTCCTGTTATACTGTTGTTGCTAACAATAGTTCCGTCTGGCAGTACAGTTGTACCACTGCTTGCTCCTAAGTCACCATCGGTAGGAGGATTGAATCCGTCTAACTCTAAAGTTCCTGCATCTTGATTGAAAATACTTGTAATAATATCTGTAATGATACCTAGTTTCTTAACCTTTGTTGGAGGTGAAATATAAATTGGAGCAGTAAAGCCAACAGTAGCAACATCGATTTCATCATTGGTACCCATTGGTATTGTTCTGCTGCTAAAATTAATGTCTTCTAAATATAGATATGTTAGACTAGTCCAATCAACATAGTTGTCGTTGGTTTGAAATTCCATGTCAGGATTGAACAGCATAAAAATCTGTTCTAGTATTTGTAACTTTTGTTCTGTACTAGTACTCCAAACATCAATGTTTACTGCGAGGGTGTAAGGAGTAGGATGCAGTCTTTCTACTGTGTAACCTTTTGCTTGTTGAGCAAGATAACTACTGGTATTTTCATCAAATTCTTTTTCACGCAAATTGATTTTACTTATATAACTGCTATCACTTAATCTTGCTCTATCCATTTGCAGACTGGTTACATACACACTAATACGAGGCGCACTTGGTAGTTTGTTTTCAGAATTTTCTTTGATAATACTAGCAACTTGTCGAGTCATATCTCCATACATGCAAGGCACACGTCTTAAATCACCGTCGCCGTCTTGATAACTAAAGTTACTAAACACTCTAACTATTTGTGTCAAGTATCTGCGTATTTGTCCGTCATAAAAAAACTGCATCAGTTAGTTGCCTTTGCTCTTAGTGCTTTGCTTAGTGCTTGTCTTTCAACAACGTCTTCACCACCAATGTTATTTACAGTTGTGTTGTTGATGAATGTGCCTTTTAGAGTATCTTTGTTATCATCCGGTGTCATTGAAGTACGTACAGCATCTTCTACTTTGCGCCAACTGTTTCCGTCATATCTAAACAATCTATTTGGCGATAAATCAGTTCTTAAAAAGTATGCTCCTAAATTAGATCCAGCTGGAAAACCTGTGCCTGCACCGAATGGAGCCCCGTTGGGCGGAATACCATCTCCTACCAAGTAACCTTGATAACCGTTACCATCCGGTGTAACAAAAACTGTATCCGAAGTAATTGTTCCGTCAACTAACAAGTCTTGATAATCACTTGATACAATATTTACTTCGCCGTTTTCTTTTAAACTTAGTGTATAAAATTGTATAGTGCTGTAACCACTTTGATTTGCATACTCTTCTGCTTGTGCTATAATTGCATCATTGATTTCTAATTCTTTACTGTATGTGCTAAGTGCATCTCTAAGTGTAGTACCCGCTTCGTCACCGGTTGGTAAATCTAAAATGTCTTTGTATTCTTGTGAATCTAGTATTTGTTTACATCTAACACGATACAAATGCGGATACCAAGTTTGACTAAAGCCCTCTGCTGCTCTAGTTACTTCATCTACTACATAATATCGTTTTAAAGCTACTTCTAAATCATTAGCAGCATATTCATCTACCAAGTGAGGCAATTCAAAAACATCACCTGGCATGATTTTTCTACCTATTGTTTTTACACTGCTGTTTATGTGGATTGTCATAAAAATTGTATCGTTTTGTAAGAACAAACCAAACTGACTTAAATCAAAGTCTTGATCTTGTACATTGTAATGTCCACGTACACTGTAAATGTCTGGATCGTATTTTCTATCACGGTTTTCCAAAAACAGCAAATCTTGTATGTTTGTTTCGTCTACAACATTATATGCAGGTTGTTCAGGAGTTGCATCATCCTCTGACACTGTTTTAGGACCTAAGTATTTGTGTATTAACAAATCTGTTCCACCAACAGTGAATTGTTCATAGACAATTTTATCTAAGAAATCATAGTCGTGTGACCTTTCCGGTCTATATAAACTTAAACGTGGCATACAGTATTTACCTGATAAATACTATTGGAGAACAAGATGGCAGACAGTAACCTAACAACACAAAAACAACAAATCTTTGATTATGTGAATGCATTCCTTGGTGGAGGAATGGTTGACGTTGAACTTGATCCAATACACTACGAGACTGCACTTACAAAGGCTTTAACCAAGTACAGACAACGTAGCGAAAACAGTGTTGAAGAAAGTTATGTAACTATTAAATTTAATCAAGACCAAAACGTTTATGAATTACCACAAGAAATTATTGAGGTACGTAAAATTTATAGACGCAGCGTAGGTAGTAGATTAGGTGGTAGTGCCGATGGCGGTAGTCTATTTGAACCATTTAACCTAGCATACACAAACACATATTTGTTAGCAGGTAGTGGTATTGGCGGTCTTGCAACTTATGATTTCTTCGCACAACAACAAGAATTAGTAGGACGTATGTTTGGTAGTTTTATTGAATTTAAATGGAATCCAACAACTAGCAAACTAACTATTTTACAACGTCCGAGGGCAGAAGAAGAAGCACTGTTGTATTGCTATAACTATCGTCCTGACATGCAATTGTTGTCAGACTATAAAGCAAGTCAATGGATAAAAGATTACACACTAGCAAGTTGTAAATACATGCTAGGTGAGGCACGTAGTAAATTTGCTACTATTGCCGGACCTGGGGGCGGAACAACACTTAACGGTGATACTCTAAAAGCCGAGGCACAGCAAGAAATGGAAAAACTAGAAATGGATCTAGCAATGGCTGTTGCAGGCGGTACAGGTTACGGATTCTTGATTGGATAATATAAAAAAACTTATTGTTGGCGGTTGTAGTTTTACAGCAGGCGACGAATTATCAGATTGGAATGGAAAACAAAGAAACGATGGAATTATACGTCCACGTAGTGAAAAAACGTGGGCTAATAATCTACAAAATATATTGTTTAGGAATGCTAAGTTAGATAATGTTGCAGTATCAGGTGCAGGCTATGGTAGCATAGTCAGACGTGTAATTTATCAAACTGAACGCAATTTAAAATTATACAAACCAGAAGAAATTGCAGTATGTGTAATGTGGACCAGTATTTTAAGATTAGAATTTCCTACCATTTATCCAAACGGTTTTAAACAGAAATATTTTGACGACGAAGAAAAATTTATTTTAACATTGCCTTCAGATGGCGACGGATCGACAAAAGAAAAAACACAGATGCACCGAAGAAACAAATTAGCAAATGAATATCTAGTTAGAACTGTAGTTGAATTTTACACACGTAGAGCAACTGTAGATAATCATATCTATTATCCATTGCAACAATTAGAATATTTAACTTGTTACCTACAAGCCAAAGGTGTGAAATATTATTATACAACTGCATTTAATGATTTAATGACACTCACACATCGACAGCCAAACATATATTATGAAGATATGCTAAACCGTTTGAATTTGCCTAAATTAATTCATGTAGAAAATGATATGGGTTTTTGGGAATATGCAAAAACAAATAATTACGAATGCGGTAAAGATTCAGATCATCCGTTAGATCCTGCACACAAAAAATGGTCTCAACTTTTCAAAAAATGGATATTGACAAAAGAACAATAGTATAGTATATTGAATTATGCATAGAAAAAAATTGTTGGTAATTGGACACGGTAGACATGGTAAAGATACTGTCTGCGAAATACTTAGAGACAAATATGGATATAGTTTTGACAGCAGTAGTGCATTTTGCTCAAAACTTTTTATCTATGATTTATTGAAAAAGAAATACAATTACGATAGCGAAGAAGAATGTTACGCTGATAGACATAACCACAGAACTGAATGGTATAATGCTATCAGTGAGATGAATGCAAAAGATGCTGCAACATTAGGTAGAGCTATTTTTGCAGAACATGACATTTATTGCGGACTAAGAAACAAGCGTGAATATTTTGCAATGCGTAATACCAATGTTTTTGATTATGCTATTTGGGTTGACCGTAGTGACTATTTGCCTAAGGAGTCTACGGACAGTATGACACTAGAACCTTATATGGCTGACTTTTACATTGATAACAATGGTACACTCAACGACTTGGAGTTTTGGGTTGACGAACTATATAAAGGGCAGTTAACTACGTAGTTAACCCTTAAAACCGCTATTTTACCCTAGATCTGCTAAATAATACTACAATAACATTGTTTAGGAGAAACAAAAAATGGCATTAGTATCACCAGGTGTAGATGTCCAGGTAATTGACGAGAGTTTTTACACTCCGGCTGAACCGGGTACAGTACCTATTATATTTGTCGCCACAGGCGAGAATAAATTAAATGGTGCAGGAACAGGAATTGCTCCAGGTACCACAAAAGCAAATGCTGGAAAACCATACCTACTTACTTCACAGCGTGAACTGGTAGATACATTTGGAGATCCAACATTCTATGTAGATAACAATAACAATCCAATCCATGGCGGAGAGCAAAACGAATATGGATTGCAGGCTGCATACTCATATTTGGGTGTGAGCAACAGAGCATATGTTGTCCGTGCAGATATTGATTTGGGTGCATTGAATGCAAGTTCAACAGCAACAACCGCAAATCCAGCAGGCGGAACATATTGGTTTGATACTGCAAACAGTAGATATGGTATTTTTGAATGGGACGGTAGTGCAGTTGATATTACTAATACAACAGGACAATCTTTCACAGCAAAAACACCTATTGTAGTAACTGACACAACAAAAGTAGTTGATTATGCAGGAGCAGATTATACACCAAAAGGATCAGTAGGCGCAGTAGGCGATTATGCACTAGTTGCTGTAACAACAGTACCAACACTATATTATAAAAACACAGCAGGCACTTGGGTAGTAGTAGGAAGTGCAGACTGGAAAGCAAGTTGGCCGTCAGTAACAAGTACAAAGTCTTATGCAGCAACACCAACTCCATTTGTTCCAGGTGATACCTTCACTGTAAATGAAACAGACGGAGCAACACAAATCTTTACATTTGCATTAACAGGAAATACTCCGGCGCAGTTTGTAATTGACTTCAATGCAGCAGCAACTGGTTCTGGCATTAGTGCAGCAGTTGTAAACAACAGATTAGAGTTTTACAACAACGGTTCGGCACATGACGGTTTTGAATTTGCTGCAACAGGTACAATTTTAAATGATGCAGGTTTAACAGGTGCAGTAGATTACAATGCTCCTAAATTACAAGCAAGTGCGCATACAAGTGTGCCACTATACAAATCAGGTGACACAAATCCAAGACCAACAGGCAGTGTTTGGGTTAAAACAACAACACCAAATGCAGGTGCAAACTGGAGTGTCAAAGTTTGGAACGAAGACACAGAACTTTGGGACACATCACTAGCACCAATTTATGCAACTAACCACGCAGCACTAGTTGGACTAGATTTATCAGGTGGCGGAACAAACCTAACAACTGCAAACCTTTATGTTCAAACAAACGTAACTGAAGATGCAACAAATTTAGCTGACTTTACAATTTACAAAAGAGCAGCAGCAGGCGCAACTACAATTACAAGTAAAGCAATTGGAACAGGAACAATCACTGTAGGTACAGGCGACTTTACAATCAGTGAAAGTGTGAAAGGCAGTGCAACAATGAGCACACCAGTTACAGTAGCATTTACAGCAGCAGGTACAGCAGATGACGCTGACACACTTGCTGAAGCAATTAATTCAGCAGGTTTAACAAATGTCAGTGCAAGTGTTGCTACAGGTAACAAAGTAGTTGTAACACATGCTCTAGGCGGCGAAGTAAGAATTGTAGATACAAACAGTAAGTTTGTCATGGCGTTCCCAGCTTGGGACTATACAGATTCTACAGGCACAGCAAACTTGTATGATTTACCAACAGCAGGCGAATATGTTGCAAGTCTTTGGAAAGAACTAACATATACAGCAGGCGATGAAGCACCAACTGCACTAGCAGAAGACGGTGCACTATGGTACAGTAGTGTTGTCGATGAAATCGACATCATGGTACACGACGGCGCAGACTGGAAAGGGTATGCAAATGAATATGCAGATGCAGATCCAGAAGGCCCAATTGTAAGTGCAAGTGAGCCAGAAGCACAATCGGATGGCACAGATCTTGTAACTGGCGATTTATGGGTAAGCACCGCAGATTTGGAAAACTTCCCAAGAGTATATCGTTACAATGCTACACTTAGTTCATGGATAGAGTTAGACACAACTGACCAAACAACAGAAAATGGTATTATCTTTGCTGATGCACGTTATAACACAGCAGGCGCAAACAGCGGAACAGCAGGTGACATTGCAGATCTACTATCAAGTGATTATTTAGACCCAGATGCTCCAGATCCAGCACTATATCCAAAAGGTATGTTGTTATGGAACCTACGTAGAAGTGGATTTAACGTAAAACGTTTTGAGCGTAATTATATTGATATTACAGAAACTAATACAAGAGGTAGTGATGCTGACCAACCAATGGCAGCATACTATCCACATCGTTGGGTAACAGAGTCAGCTAATGAAGCAGATGGTTCAGGTAGCTTTGGACGTAAAGCACAGCGTAAAGTTGTAGTTCAAGCGTTACAAGCAATGCTAAATGAAAATCAAGATATCCGCGATGACGAATCTCGTATCTTTAACTTGATTGCAACACCGGGTTATCCAGAACTAATTGGCGAAATGATCACACTAAACTATGACAGAGGCTTAACAGCATTTGTTATTGGTGACTCTCCAATGCGTTTGACATCAGATGCAACTTCACTAAACGAATGGGCAACTAACGTTAACACAGTTGTAGAAGATAACGATAACGGTCTTGTAAGTAGAGATGAATACTTAGGCGTTTACTATCCAAGTGGATTTACAAGTGACAACGCAGGCAACAACATTGTTGTTCCAGCATCGCACATGGTACTACGCACATTTGCATTAAATGACCAAGTTGCATATCCATGGTTTGCACCAGCAGGTACAAGACGTGGCGGCGTAACAAACGCAACATCAACAGGTTATATTAACGGCGAAGGTGAGTTTGTTGCAACAGCACTTAACGAAGGTGTAAGAGATACACTGTACTCAAACAACGTTAACCCAATCACATTCCTAACAGGAGCAGGGCTTGTTGTATTTGGACAGAAAACTCGTGCAAGAAATGCAAGTGCATTGGATAGAATCAACGTTGCAAGACTGGTTGTATATTTACGTAGCCAACTTAACACACTAGCAAAACCATATCTATTTGAACCAAATGATAAAATCACACGTGATGAAATCAAACAACAAGTAGAAAGTTTGTTAGTTGAATTAGTTGGACTAAGAGCACTATTTGACTTCTTGGTTGTATGTGATGAAACAAACAACACACCAGCAAGAATCGATAGAAACGAACTGTACGTAGATATTGCTATTGAACCAGTTAAAGCAGTAGAATTTATCTATATTCCACTACGTATCAAAAACACAGGCGAGATCGCAGGTCTTTAATATCATAAAGTAGGGGGTGAAACAAAAACCCCCTACAAATGATAAATACTTGTGTATTAAGGAGAAACAATAGATGGCAATCTCAACTCTATTAAATTTAACAGTACCATTAGCAAACGATACTACTAGTAGTAGTCAAGGTTTGTTAATGCCAAAACTTCAGTATCGCTTTAGAGTGACACTGGAAAATTTTGGTATTACTGGAAACACAACAGAACTAACAAAACAAGTAATTGATGCAACAAGACCAAACATTTCGTTTGATCCAATTCAATTAGATGTTTATAACAGTAAAATTATGATGGCAGGCAAGCACACATGGCAGCCTGTAACAATTAATTTACGTGACGATATTAACGGCAATGTTCAAAAACTAGTTGGCGAACAGTTACAGAAGCAGTTCGACTTCTTTGAACAAGCAAGTGCTGCAACAGGTCAAGATTACAAGTTTACACAACGTATTGAAATCTTAGATGGTGGAAACGGCGCAAATACTCCACAAGTACTAGAAACCTGGGAATTATATGGTTGTTATCTAAACCAAGTTGATTACGGTTCAATGTCATATGCTACTAACGATGCAATGACAGTAAATCTAAATATTACTTATGATAACGCTGTCCAACTAAATGTTGGCGTAGGTACACCAAACAATTTCCAAGATAGAAATAGCGAAACAGGCACAGGTGCTACAGGCGGCGCAGCTCTTTAATACTTAAATGAGATTGCTACAAAAAGGGAGTCTTTTAAGGCTCCTTTTTTAATGAGATAAATACAGTATGGCGTTGAATAGTTTTTATGATAATTTTAGCAGTTTAGATGCAAACAAAGGTATAGTCGGTGACTTCGCTCATGCGGCAGCATTGTATAGACGTAACAATTTTAGACTTGCTCCAAAAAACAGTTTTTTATATCATATTGTTATTGATGTGAATACAACTGCACTGAGTACACTGGGCAGCAGTGTATACAATCTTTTGAACAAACGTGAATTTAATTTATTAGCAAGTAGTGCAGATTTACCTTCTTATAGCATTGCTACTGAAACACTAAATCAGTACAATAGGAAAAAAGTTATACAAACTATGATCAACTACAACGAAGTTGGTATAGAATTTCATGACGACAATGCAGGACTAACCACATTACTTTGGGAAGCATATTATAGATATCACTATCAAGACGGAAACTATACTGATCAAAGTAGTCGTCCACGTTCTTATGCAACAAAGTTATATGATACAGATATTGCTAATACATACAGGCATGGCTTTAATCGTAGACGCACTACAGATATACCTTTCTTTAATAGTATTACAATTCATCAATTACATCCACAAAATAAAGAAAGCACATTTACAAGTTTCACACTAGTAAATCCTTTAATTACAGAATGGAGTCACGACAGAGTTGATCAAAGTAACGGTTCAGGAGTGATGAAGAATAACATGCGTGTTGCCTACGAAACTGTGCTTTATGATAGAGAAATTACGTCAAGTGAAAATATTCAGAGTTTTGGAGATATACAACATTACGACACAGTACCTAGTCCGTACAATAGTGTTAGTACAAGTAGTATTGCAAAAAATTCAGATGACAATACATTCTGGGAAGCAATATTTGGAGATTTGCTTTCTAATATTGTTGACCTTACTGGATTTAACAGTCAGCAACGTCAAAATCAATTACCTATAAATACTACTCCTATACAACAGATTGTACAGTCTCCTGCTAATTCGACAAATTATTTTCCTACAAGTCAAAACACCAATAACAACACAGTTGCTCAACAGGTAAACACAAAAATAGAAAATTTAAGTTTGAGTGATCAAGAATTTAAAAGACAATTACAAAACAATCCTCAAAAACTTGCAGACTATGCTGCTTTAGAAGCACGAGTTCAAATTGCTGTTTCGTCAGGTCTTAACATGCAAGAATCAAAAGATTTTTATAATAATTTGTCGCCAAATATTAAGGCACAGGTAGAACAAAGTGCATTAAATAATTTTGCTGAATTAAATACCGGTTTTGGAAACACAACAGGTTTTAAAAACGATTTAAGAGAAATAGGATTAATTGGATGAGTAGTTACGCAGCAGAAGAACAAAAAAATGTACAGGACAGTGGCAAAGAAGTACGCCAATTATTTGATAGGTATTATACTAAACAAATCAATATTACAAGTAACGAAGTTGATAGTGTAATTGGATTTTTTACAAAAAGAAAATTTACAAAAGATGCAGCAATTGCTGTTTCAACTGTAATTATTCAACAAGCAAAAGCAGAAAACAAAAATGTTTTTCAACTAATCGATACACTTACAGGCTTGTCAGAAGTACAATTAAGTCAATTGGTTAGTGCTATTTTAAACAATAACCGAAGCAAAATTAGTGCATTAGGTTACAAAAATTCTTACGATATCGAAACAACTGAAAACAGAAATGTGAGATTGTAATGGCACGTTTTGCACAGGGCAAATTTACTCTCAAAAACCCTGACAAATATATCGGCGGTCGCACACCAACATATCGCAGTAGTTGGGAATTTGCTTTTATGCGAATGTGTGATACAAATGAAAATATTACCAAGTGGGCAAGTGAAGCTATAAAAATACCTTATAGACATCCTTTCACAGGAAAACATACAATTTACGTTCCGGACTTTTTTATTGTTTATGGCGACAGGAATGGCAAACAACATGTTGAATTAATAGAGGTTAAACCTGCTAATCACACGTTCAAAGAACAGCTAGGCAAAAGCAGAGCTAATCAAGCACACTATGTTGTTAATCAAGCAAAGTGGGGAGCAGCTAGAGCATACTGCAAACAAAAAGGCATGTACTTCAGAGTAGTAAACGAAGGAGACATTTTCCATCAAGGACGTAGACGATGAATATTAAAGAAAGTAATCATCCGTGGAAACATTGGATTATAGATGATTTTTTAGAACAAGAGCAAATTAAGGTACTACAAGACTTTTCTAAAAGTCATATAGAAAAACACAATTCTAAACAACATTATAATATTGATAATTTGCCGCAAGCTCAAAGCAAAATATTAGAACTTGCAATTAGAAAAATGCCAAGGTTAATACGTAAATTAAATTATCAGGCACCTAGGAAAGGAAAAACATATCCTTTAGGTCATTTGGCAATAAATCCTGCAGGATATTCATTCAAACCACATTGTGACGACCCAACAAAAATATGGACGTTTGTTACATATATTGGTCCCGAAACTAGTATAGGTACATATGTAATGAGTTCGCCTGATCAAACAGATAAAATAGAAATACCGTGGAAACCAGGACGTTGCTTGGTGTTTGCAGGAAATAATGGAGAAACGTGGCACAGTTACGAAAGTGGAAACAACTGGCGTGCTACTATAACCGCATATATGAACACCGATAAAAACTGGGGTAAATAGTAGTATATAATGGAATAGTACTATGACTAAAAAATTAGAAGAAATGTTAAACTTGCCTGATAACGAGGATCTAAAAGAAGAAGAACCTGCGCCAGTTGTACAGCACGAAGATACATTCCGTGATATTGCAGAGTTTGACAAAATAGCAAGTGCATTGCCTGCTGTAAAAGGCTTAGGCGATATGGCAGACAAAGAATTAAATGAAGTTGCTGACAAAGCAATGACAGCATATGATGATCTAATGGACTTAGGTATGAACGTAGAAAGTCGTTACAGTGGCAGAGTATTTGAAGTTGCTGGCACAATGTTAAAAACCAGTTTAGATGCAAAAGTTGCAAAACTAGATAAAAAACTTAAAATGGTAGAGCTACAACTTAAAAAAGAAAAAATGGATAGAGACAGCGGACCTGGAGATGGTGATATTGTAAGCGGTGAAGGCTATGTTGTCACAGATAGAAACAGTCTGCTTGAACGTCTAAAAGGCATAGATAAAGATAAATAGTATTATAGTTTAGGATACGTCAATGAAAAATTTTGCTGATTATTTAATAGAATCAAAAAAAACATATGAATTTAAAATTGGCATCGCAGGTGACAGGCCTGACGGATGCGAGGATATGATTGAAACAGGATTACAAAAGTTTGGCATTACAAAAATGTCAGCTGGTAAGAAAACTCCAATTCAAGAGCGTCCATTAGATTTTCCACAGTTAGAAAACACAGATGTAATGTACTACGAAGTTGAGCTAACATACCCAACAACTGTTCAAGTATTACAAGAATACTTAGGCGGTGTATGTAGTGTTCCTCAAAGTCACATCATTGTACGTAATCCAAACGAACCACAAGAACTATATCAGCAAGAAGATGCAAAAGACGAATACACAGCAAAATTGACTCAAGAAGACATGGGCGGTGAAAGCGCACAAGCAGACGCAGGCTCAGATCGTGTAATGAACTTGTTGAAAGAATTAGAAACAGCACGTAAAGAAAGATCAAACGATTATGTTGGTGAGACTCCTGCAGGAGAGAGCAAAGATATCGGCGATGCTGAAAACAGCAAGGCAGTGTTATCATGAAACGTAAAGAAATCCTAACAGAAAATCCTTTAGCAATTGCTCTAATGGGCGCACTAGTCGGTATGGGACTAGAAAAAGAAAAAGCAAAAAAAGCAGCAGCTCAAGCAGTTAATCAAGCACAGAATGCTCCAGCAGGACAACAAGCAGCACCAGCAGCACCACAAGGCGCA